TGTTATATCTTATTGGGAAAACGAAGTGGATGGTTTAAAAGATGATCAAGATGGTTTAAACGAATATTATAGACAATTTCCACGTACTGTTGATCACGCTTTTAGAGATGAAACTAAAGGCTCGCTTTTTAATTTAACTAAAATCTATGAACAAATAGATTACAACGCCGGCCATACGAATACCTCCACGGTTACAAGAGGTAATTTCGAGTGGGAGCATGGTATAAAAGATACTAAAGTTACGTGGGTTCCGAACAAGAATGGTAGATTTAACGTGTCTTGGATTCCTGAGGTATCACTGCAAAACAATGTAGTTGTAAAAAATGGAGAGAAATATCCAGGTAACGAACTCTTAGGAGCTTTTGGTTGTGATAGTTACGATATATCTGGAACTGTTGATGGTAGCGGTTCTAATGGAGCGTTACATGGTTTAACCACTTATAATTTAATAGTTCCAACTAACCATTTCTTCTTAGACTATGTATGCAGGCCACCGACTGCTGAGATATTTTTTGAAGACGTACTAATGGCTTTGATATTTTATGGTATGCCAATGCTTGCGGAGAATAACAAGCCTAGATTGCTTTACTATTTAAAAAGAAGAGGGTATAGGGGTTACTCAATAAATAGACCAGATAAACACTGGCACTCCTTATCAATAACAGAAAAAGAGATTGGAGGAGTTCCAAACTCAAGCGAAGATATGAAGCAGGCTCACGCAGCTGCGATAGAGTCTTATATTGATACTAACTTAGGTACTAGAGAAGACGGTAGTTATGGTAGCTTATTTTTTAACTCCGTTTTGTACGATTGGGCAAAATTTGATATTAACAATAGAACCAAGTTTGATGCAGCTATAAGCAGTGGATTGGCGATTATGGCATGTAACAAACACAGATACAAACCGACGAAATTAAAAAAGAAAACTAAAATTAAGATTAATATCGCTACCTATAGCAATAGTGGCGGAATTTCAAAAATTAGAAAAACATGACAGACACACTTAGAAATAACACTTTCCCAAGTCAAGTAGTACTTGATGAAGAAAAAAACTCTCTAGCTTATGGTTTAAAAGTAGCTCGAGCTATCGAGGAAGAGTGGTTTGCAAACGGTACAAATTCTAGATTTGCTTCTAACTCTAGCTTATTTCATAAGCGTAGGTTATATGCGAGGGGAGAACAAAGCGTAGAGAAATATAAAAAAGAATTAGCGGTTAATGGTGATTTATCTTACTTAAACCTTGATTGGACACCTATTCCAATTATACCTAAGTTCGTTGATATAGTAGTAAATGGAATGGGGAATAGAGGTTACGAGATAAACGCTTTCTCTCAAGATTCTATTGGTACTGCTAAAAGAACGGAATATATTAAGGGACTCCAAATGGATATGGTTTCTAAAGATATGTTAAAAGATGTTAAAGAAAACTTTAATATCGATATGTTTGAGAATAACGAAGACACACTTCCGGAAAATGATGAAGAATTAGACTTACACGTTGAGCTTGACTTTAAATTAAGTGTTGAGCTTGCTCAAATATCAGGGATTAACCTATTGTTAAATGGTAGTGATATAGATTTACTAAAACCTAGATTCACTAGAGATATAACTGAGATAGGTATTGGAGCTGCTAAAGCTTGTTTTTCAAAAAGTAAAGGTGCTACAGTTGAATACGTAGACCCAGCTAACTTAGTTTGGTCCTACACTGAAGACCCGCATTTTAAAGACATATACTATGTTGGTGAAGTAAAGCAAATACCAATAAACGAGCTGGTTAGTGAGTTTCCAGAATTAAGTATGGAGGAGCTTGATGAAATTATTAAGACTGGAGACAATTCTAAAGTAACAGGTAACATAACTAATCACGACCCTAATAAGGTTACCGTACTTTATTTTAATTACAAGACGTTTAGTCAAGAGGTTTATAAATTAAAGAAAACTGCAACTGGAGCTGAGAAAGTATTAGAAAAAGAAGATTCTTTTAACCCGCCTAAAGATAAAGATGCTAATTTTAGTAAGTTGTCTAGAGGTATAGAGGTTAAGTATGAAGGAGTTAGTATACTTGGTACAAACAAGATATTAAAGTGGGAGCTTTCCAAAAATATGTTAAGGACTAAAAGTGATTTCAATCTTGTTCAAATGGATTACTGTATTACAGCGCCAAGCATGTATAATGGTAGTATAGAGTCTTTAGTAAGTAGAATAATTGGGTTTGCTGATATGATTCAGCTAACTCATTTAAAAATTCAACAAGTTTTAGCTAAGGTTGTTCCAGATGGAATATTCTTAGATGTAGATAGTTTGGCTGATATAGATCTTGGTAACGGCACAAACTATAATGCTAGTGAAGCTTTAAACATGTTCTTCCAGACTGGATCTGTTATTGGTAGATCACAAGGTAGCGAACCTGGAATGGGGAAACCTGGCCTACCTATTCAAGAACTACGCAGTGGTAGTGGTGCAAACAAAGTGCAATCGCTTATAAACACATACAACTACTACTTAAGTATGATTAGAGATGTGACTGGGCTTAATGAGGCTAGAGACGGAAGTACTCCAGATTCTAATGCGCTAGTTGGCTTGCAAAAACTCGCTGCAGCTAACTCAAACGTAGCGACAAGACATATCTTAACAGGTAGTAGTTTTATAACTTTAGGTTTAGCTAAACTACTTTCGCTTAGAATATCAGATGTTCTTGAGTACTCTGAAACCGCTGAGGCTTTAGCGGATCAAATTGGTAGGTTTAATACAGCTACTCTTGAAGAAATTAAAGAGCTTTATTTATATGATATGGGTATCTCTTTAGAGTTGCTACCAGATGCAGAAGAAAAGCAAATGCTTGAAAATAATATTCAAATTGCTTTATCGCAAAAATTAATTGAACTTGACGATGCTATTGATATTAGAGAGGTACGCAGTATAAGATGGGCAAATAGATTACTTAAAGTAAAGAAAATCAAAAAACAAAAACGTGACCAAGCAATACAGCAGCAAAATATACAAGCGCAGTCTCAAGCCAACATACAAGCACAACAAGCTGCAGCTAACCTAGAAGTACAAAAGAAACAAGCTGAATCAGCTAGCGAGTCTCAAGTGATACAGTTAAAAGCTCAATTAGATTCACAAAAAATGCGTCAAGAAGTTGAGAGTAAAAAAGAGTTAATGGAACTTGAATTCCAATACGGCATGAAGCTAAGGGGGATTGAGGTAGAAGCTAAAAAACAAAGAGACGCGTCAAAAGAAGATCGTAAAGACGAAAGAACAAAAATCCAAGCATCACAACAATCAGAGCTAATAGACCAAAGAAAAACAGGTAAGCCACCTAAATCGTTTGAGTCCGCGGGTAATGATATACTAGGTGGTGGTTTTAACTTAGGAGCATTTGACCCTAAATAAAGAATAAACAATTATTAATTATTATTATATTATATTATGACAGAAGAAGAAAACGTAGCTGAAGACGCTACGCAAAACACAGAGACAGTATTTGAATCAGCGGGAGATGATTCTGTAGCGAAGATTGATCTTAGCAAACCAGTAACAGAAGAAAATGAAGCTGAAGAGAGTAGCGTTGACGATGACGGAGCAAGTGCTGCTGAAGCTGAAGATGCTGGGTCCACGCAGGAACAAGAAGAAGTACGCGAGGAAGACAAGCAAGAAGATAAGCAAGAAGAAGAAGAAGAGGTGATAGAGGAATTAGATGAAGAAATCCCTCCAGCAACTGAGATTCCAGAAAATCTTCAAAAACTAGTGGATTTCATGAGTGAAACCGGTGGGAGTCTTACTGACTACGTTAAACTAAACAGTGACGATAGCACTTTAAGTGATATGCAGAGGCTTAAAGATTATTATGCATCTACAAAGCCGCACTTAGATACAGAAGACATTGACTTATTATTAGAAGATTTCTCATTTGACGCTGAGTATGACGAAGAAAAAGATATTAGAAAAACTAAAATAGCTCTCAAAGAAGAGTTAGCAAAAGCAAAAACCCATATGGACGGGTTAAAGTCCAAGTATTACGCGGAGATCAAAGGGTCTTCAAAACTAACAACAGAGCAAGAGGAAGCGGTTAATTTCTATAGTGAATATAGAGCTTCTTCCGAAAGCAACGAAAAACAAATTAAGATTCAATCCGCTAAGTTTGTAGCTGAGACGGATAAGGTATTTAACAGCGAATTCAAAGGTTTTGAATATAGTGCTGGTGATAAATCTTATAGGGTAGAATTAAAAGATGTTGAGAAAACAAAAGCTAACCAAGCTGACTTAAGTAGCTTTATCGGGACGTTCCTTGATAAAAACAACGTTATTAAAGACGCAGCAGGCTACCACAAGGCAATTTACGCAGCAATGAATGCTGATGCTTTAGCAACTCATTTCTATGAACAGGGTAAGGCCGACGCTATTAAAAAGCGAAATGCTGATTCTAAAAACATCGACATGGGTAGTAGAAAGCAACATGGTAAATTTGAAGGTGGTGTAAAAGTAAGAGCTGTTGGAGGGGTTAATGATAACAAAGTACGTCTACGCGTAAGGCGATAAATTAAAATTAACAAAACATAAAAAAAATAAAAAATTATGGCAGCAGGAACAATGAGCCCAACTGGAAATGCCCCGGCAACTCCATCGGCTAAAAAAGCAACAGTCTCATCAGCATATATCGACTTTACAGATACAGCTACAGCTGGATGGGCACAACAATATTTACCAGATTTAATCGCAGGAGAAGCTGAGGTTTTTGGTAATAGAACAATTTCAGGTTTCTTAGGACAAGTAGGTTCTGAAGAAGCTATGGCATCTGACCAAGTAATTTGGACGGAGCAAGGAAGATTACACGTATCAGCAGCTGGAACATTAGTTGCTTCTACTGGAGTTGTAACTTCAACTGGTCACGGTGTAAGAGTTGGTGACAACGTAGTATTAAACAGAACAGGTGTTGGTACGCTTAGATGCCACGTAACTGCTATTACTGCAAACACGTATACTGTATTACCTTATACTCAAGCAGCTTTAAACACTTCGGGAGCAGGAGCAATTACATTTACTAACGGAGCTGTAACAGGTTTTGTATTTGGTTCTGAATACGCAAAAGGAACTGCGGGTCGTACTGAATACTTAGAGCCACAACACGCTTCATTATCTAACAAACCATTTATTGCAAAAGAAAAGTATACGGTTTCAGGATCTGATGCTAGTTCTATTGGATGGGTTGAGGTTTCTAGCGAAGACGGTACTAACGGTTACTTATGGTACTTAAAAGCTGCTTCTGAAGCAAGAGTACGTTTTACTGACTACGCTGAAATGATGTGTATTGAGTCTGAGAAAAAACAAAACAGTTCTACTGTAGGTGTTGATGGTTCTGAAGGACTTTTCGCAGCTATCGAAGATAGAGGACATGTTTTATCTGGAGCTTTTATCGATGCTAGTGCAGCGGATGATTTAGCTTCTTTGAAATTAATCCTTAAGAGATTTGATGCTGAAGGTGCAATTGAAGAGAACATGATGTTCTTAAACAGAGAGGCTTCTATCTCTATTGACACTATGTTAGCGGCTCAAAACGGTTACGGAGCTAGTGGTACTTCTTACGGAGTATTTAACAACTCAGAAGATATGGCTTTAAACTTAGGTTTCTCAGGATTTAGAAGAGGTTCTTATGACTTCTACAAGTCTGATTGGAAATACTTAAACGATGGTGCTCTTTACGGTGCTATGGCAGAAGGTGATGCTGTAAGCGGTGTTATCGCTCCAGCTGGAATGTCAAGTGTATATGACCAAGGTTTAGGTAAAAATCTTAAGCGTCCATTCTTACACGTACGTTATAGAGCTTCTGAAACTGAAAACAGAAAGATGAAAACTTGGACAACTGGATCAGTTGCTGGGAATACTTCTTCTGACTTAGATGCTTTAGAAATGAACATGCTTACTGAGAGATGTTTAGTAGTACAAGGTGCTAACAACTTCATGAAGTTAGTGTAACACAATAACAAAGCCGCCTTCTAAAATCGGAGGCGGCTTTTTTTTAAAACAATATTATATTATAAAATTATGGCTAAAAAAACAATCGAGACTACGTCTCAACAACAAGACACAAAAGAAAAACAAAATACAAACAAAGTTGCGGAAGCACCTATTAAGAAAAACTCGAACGATTGGGAAATCAAAGATAGAACATACTTCTTAACAGGTAACAAAACACCGCTATCATACACTTTGAAATCTGCAAACATATATTACTTCGACGAGTCGAAAGGACACGAAAGAGAATTAAAATATACGACAAATCAAAAAACTCCTTTTGTTGATGAATTTAAGGGAGAAGCTAGATTAGAGCACATTACTTTTGTTGATGGTATACTTAACGTGCCAAAAAACAAACAAACACTACAGAAATTTTTATCTTTATACCACCCTCAAGTGAATAAAGCGTATTATGAAAACAAACCTGAGGTTAATGCTATTGAAGATATTGATTCTATAGAATTAGAACTCTCAGCAATGCTAGCGGCTAAAGCAATGGATGTGGATATGGCTGAAGCTATATTGCGTGTTGAAGTAGGATCTGCGGTTACAGAGATGACTTCTTCTGAGCTTAAAAGAGATTTACTTGTATACTCTAAGAAAAATCCAAAGCTGTTCTTAGAATTAGCGAAAGATGAAAATGTACCTCTTAGAAACTTTGGTATTAGAGCAACTGAAATGGACATTATAACTCTTACTCAAGATCAACGAAATTTCGTTTGGAACGGAACAGATAGAAAGCTGTTAACAGTTCCATTTGGAGAACACCCTTACTCTGCTTTAGCAGTATTCTTTAAAACAGATGAAGGAATGGAGGTTTACAAAAATATTGAAAAAAGATTAAACTAATAAACCAATCATAAACCCCTGGTGATACGAAATCACTAGGGGAATATGTAATAAAAAAAAATAAAGCTTATGGCAGTAAATATAGATACTGTATATCAAAGAGTGTTGGCTATCGCCAATAAAGAACAGAGAGGAACAATAACTCCCCTTGAATTTAATATATTTGCCAACCAAGCTCAAATGGATATATTCGAGCAATATTTCTATGATAGAACTCAGTTTGAGAGAAGACCAGGTAACGAAACGGAATATTCTGACATGTTGAATATTTTAGACGAAAAAATTAGCCTGTTTGAAAAGAGCGCTGAGCTAACTCCTACACTAAATGTTGGCACAAAGTCAATAAACCCATATTACTTCAAACTATTTTCAAAGCCTGACCTCTATAGGTTTGGGTCTATTATTTGGAATAAATATGGCGATGATATGCTTTTGGGTAGTGGCTTCGACGCAAATGTTGGTGCAAACACTGTTGGTGATTATTTCACAACTAGTGGTAATTTTACCATAGGTAGTAGTAAAGCAACTAAATCAGCTGGCGCGGTTGGTTATTTAAACGTCTTACCTTCAACTGAGGTTGGTGGTAATTCCGCTCAAACACTTTTCACTGGCTTTACGCAGGGAAAAAAATATGCACTAACACTTACTATAACTCCAACTAGTAGCACTGGTGAGTTAAGATTTGTTAATAATTTACAGACTTTTACAAATTTATCAACAGGCGGTGTTGCTAATTCTTTCCCGAGTGGAGCGGCTTCTAGTGGGGATTTTACCATTAACGAAGCTAGCGATGGTACTGAAACGCAAAAAACACTTATATGGATCCAGGGACCAACAACGCCAACATTATTAAGTATATGGGGTGACGCTGATTGGGCGGGGAGCATTGATAACATATCAGTGAGAGAAATACACGATCCAATTGAGGTTTCTAGAGTTAGTAACAAAGAGATTATAAGTATTCAAAACTTACCGCTAGTTAAACCAACAGAAACGAATCCCATGTACACTGTGGATAACACTGGATTTACAGTATACCCAAACACTATAACTTCTGGAATTTGGTGTAACTATATAAATAAGCCTATTAAAGTAAACTGGGCATACCAAGTAGTTAATGATAGCGCTTTATACAATTCAACTAACAGCGTTGACTTTGAATTACACGCCTCAGAAGAAACAGATTTAGTTATTAAAATCCTAGCTTTAGCAGGTGTTTCACTACAGGATCCTGGTTTATATCAAATAGCATCCAGCGAAGATAACAAAAATACAACACAAGAAAAACAATAAATAAATGGGATTATTAGACGGAACAACAGAAAAGGAATATTACAGTGGTAATAACCACGGTAACTATCAGTTTATATCAATAAAACAAATAATAGATAACTTTTTATTCTCTTACGTTGGTGAAGATAGAATAATACCTAGAGCCAATAGAATGGACGTTAGCTATCACGCTTACAGATCTTTTCAAGAGCTAAGTTATGATACTTTAAAATCCATAAAATCACAAGAGATAGATTTACCACCATCCTTATCAATGTTAATGCCTCAGGACTACGTTAACTATGTAAAACTTACAGTTTTAACAGACGAAGGATTAGAACGAACTCTATATCCAATATCAAAAACAAGCAATCCCAAAGCAATCCTGCAGGATGATAATTACAACTATATCTATGATGTTGATGGTAACATCGTCGATGCTGTCTCTACAACCTCAACTAATTTTTCAGCAGACCCTCACGACGTAAGTGATGGGAATAGATTAAAAGTAGAGTCTCAATTCAATAGTAATGGTGATTTTTATATAGACACAGTAAATGGAACTATAGGTTTTAGCTCTAACTTATCTGGTAAAACTGTTACGTTAAAATATATTAGTGACGGTTTAGGTACTGATGCTGAAACGCTAGTTCACAAGTTTGCTGAAGAAGCTATGTATAAGTCTATAGCTTGCGAGATGGTTAGTACAAGAGCTAACACTCCAGAATATGTTGTTAATAGATTTAAAAGAGACAAGTATTCTGCTGTAAGAAAAGCTAAATTAAGGTTATCAAACCTTAAAATGGAAGAAGTAACGCAACTAATGAGAGGTAAATCTAAACAATTAAAAAGCTAATAAATGCCAGAATTAAAAAATAACTTTATTGGAGGTAAGATGAATACTGATCTCGATGAGAGATTAACACCTAAGGGACAATATATTGATGCTTTGAATGTTGATGTACTTACTTCAGATGGTGGTAACGCTGGGGCTGTTCATAGTATAACAGGTAATACGTTAACCCATGATTCTTCACTATTTAACAATGGTACGTGTGTTGGTATGGTCAATGACGAAAGAACAGATACCGTGTATTGGTTTGTTGCTGCTGATAATGGAGATTATATACTCAAGTACAATAACAACCAAATGACACCAGTTGTGGTTGATTTAGCATCAATGATTATTGGTGGTGACGTGGACACTATATCAGGTAACACCGTAAAGTTTGACAGTTTACCGTCAGGCGTTTTACAGGGACAAGTTATTTATGGAGCATTTCCTTTTTGGAGTGGATATTATTTGAATGGCGTTTGGTATCCTAACGTGGGTCGAGTTGCTGTTGGTACCGTACTCAGCGTGAGTGGTAATAGTGTGACATTTGCTTTTTATGATTCTTCGGATGGGCCTAATGATTATACTGATTACACATTTAGTACTGGTGTTGATCCAGTTTTAGAGTTTGATAAAGACACTCCAATAACGGGTATAAATATAATAGATGACCTACTATGTTGGACATCGTCAATTTCTGACCCAAGAAAAATAAATATAACCAGATGTATTCAGGGTACTACTGACATAACAACTCAAACTCAATTAGTAGTAAATGGCGTTAGCTCAGGCGTTTTAAAAAAAGAACATATTACTGTTGCTAAAAAATCCCCAGCTAAAGCCCCTGATGTTGACACGGAGCTTACGTATGGTGAACTCCCGAACACAACAGCTACGATTAACTTCGCTACTTCGAGTGGAGACTTAATGGAGCCTGGAACAAGCATAACAATAACAACAGCTATTGCAGCTTCGTACAGCGTTGGAGATACTATACTTTTAAAAGAAACAGATAGTGTTACTACTGCTTTAGAGTTATTCCCTATAACAAGATATTACGATGTCCGAATGTTAGTTACATCGATAAATAGCACATCTGTTACTTGTACTATATCTAGTATCGCAAGTAGCACTACAGCTTCTTCAGTATTATACGCAATTAGCTTACTACCCGTTGAGGCTTTGTTTGAAAAGAAATTTCCTAGATTCGCTTATAGATATAAGTTTGAAGACGGAGAGTATTCTATTGTTGGGCCTTTTACAGACCCTGTTTTTGAAGCTGGTGGATTTAGACTTACTACAAAAGAAGGTTATAACATAGGTATGCAAAACCGCGTTAGAAAAATAACACTAAAAAACTTTGTACCAAACGACATACCTAAGGACGTTATTCAAGTTGATTTAATTTACAAAGCAACAGAGTCACCAACATTATATGTTATAGATAGCATAAAGAAAGATGATCCAACACCATCTGGATTCACTAACAACGCTTGGAATACAGACGCTGATAATTCTCACAAGGGAGTGTACGATATTACTAGTGAGACTATATATAAGGTATTGCCATCAAACCAGTCAATTAGAGTTTGGGATAATGTACCTCTAACCGCTTTAGCTCAAGAGGTTGTTGGCAATAGATTGGTTTTTGCAAACTACACTCAGGGTTTTGATTTAAAAACAGCTAGTGGGGAAAACTGTAAACCAGAGTTTACAACAACCTTAGAGAATAGAGAGCAAAGAACAGGATCTCTTATTGGTGAAAAAACAATAAAAAGCGATAGAGAGCTTCAGCTTGGAATAGCGTTTTCAGATAATTACCTAAGAGAAACCCCAGTGCTAACTTCTAACTCTGGTGGCGTTAACATTCCTTACGCCAATGCAGTTGACACAACAATGTTAGTTAGCTCGCTAGACACTCAACCACCCTTATTTGCCGATAACTTTAGATTTTACATAAAAGATAATTCAAAGCCATACTACAACTTACCATTGAACAAGATATACCAAACTGATGACGGTAGCACTTGGTTAAGTTTTAACTCTTCTGATAGAAACAAAGTAGATGAAGACACCTTTTTGGTCTTAAAGAACAAAGGAGGAGACGGTGGGTTACAAGGTGTCACTGATAAAAAGTATAAAATACTAGACATTAAATCAGAAGTTCCAGAGAGTATATTAAAATATAAAACTCTTTTAGGAAGGGTTAGTGTTAATAGCTTAATAAATGTTAGTTCAGGTACAGACTTAGTTACTGATACGTTTTTTGAGGTAGGTGCGTCTGCTATTCAAGCCGCAACAAGTGATAAAATTAAAACAGCAACAAACTTAGTTGTTAGGTTTTTTGATACTAATTTAAAATCATACACTTCATACTATAGCATCATAGGTGCTGAAAATAGTTCTTCTAATAATATTTATAAAATTGAGGGCGAGTTCAAAGAAGAAGTTGGAGATCTAGGTGGATCCGACCACGTTTTGATTTACCAAGAAGAAAACAGGTTTAAGCCAGAATATAGTGGTAGGTTTTTTGTTAAAATACCTGGAGACTCAGTAACAAACGCCTTAGCAAAACCAAAAGCTGTTGATGACTATAGTGATGTTAATACTAGAACGCTCGTGCCTCAAGTAGACTCTAACTCTAGTGTTGTAATGGGACGCACGTGTACCGTTCAGGCTGCTAGTGGTAGTCAATGGGTGACGTTTGCGAACACAACTGGTATAACACTCGGGATGATAGCCCAAAACCTTAAGTACGAGCAAAATTACGAGGTATCAGATTTAACTTCTTCCTCTGTGGAATTTACGCAGGTTGGCACTACAACAGTGGGTATCACTGATATATCAATCGTCAATCAACAATGGTTATTCTCT